AGGCGCAAGCGGATGCGGAGACTGCAACATCTGGGATAATAATACCAGAAATTGTTGCATCGCAGATTGAGTTTGTTGGATCATGCGGAAGGGGAAACCCTTCAGCATTTCCGCTATCTCAGAGTCAGTTTTATCGGGGAAAAGGTATTTCATGGCCTCTAGGCTGTCTACACCTAGTTCCTGCATGTTGCGGACGACCATGGACTTTTGAAGAACGTCATAAGACGTATCTTCATAAACATCACCCTGATACCGATAAGAAACTTCGCGGTCACCGTCCTCTGGAAGACCAACAACACCACGAGGTACTTTGTTTTCTGCGACGGCTTTCTTGATTGCCTCGTCAAGTTTGGTCTCGAATTTCAGTACCGAAATCTGGTACTTCTCGAGTGACTCCGGAGTCTCCTCTTTAGGGGGTTTGGGTTCTTTCATGCCGGAAGCCAGCAGGAAAGATTCGCGGAAGATCTGCTCCTGGTGGTAGATCATCATCTCCAGGAGACGATTAAATCCGTAGGTCAGGAAACTTTTGTTTTTCCGAAGAGCCGTGGCTTGAGCACGACCCATCAGACCCTTGATCTCCGTTGCAGTGGCACCTGCAGAGATCGAAATCTCGTCGACACCACCCAGAGCGGTACGAATCTCCTCTCGAAGGAGAAGCGTGTACCGGTTCATATCCCCGTTCACGGGGTCAGGAGTCATGTAACCGACTCGGTCAGAAGGTTCAACGTTCGCGATGATTCGCGGCACGCGGAGACCAGAGCCCATACCAGCGCCAAAGGGCTCACTAACTCGCGTCGACGGACTGTCGGCGCCAGCAAAACCGCTTTGACTACTAATAGTTGGCCTAAAGGTGCTCTGACTATCGTTCGCTTCGACCAGATCACTACGAGGACGGGAACTGATCAGAGTCGGGTTGCCAAAGAACTCAATATTCTTGGCAATGTTACGAGTCAGCTGATCATGAAGCACGATCTGCTCCATGAACGGGTCAAACTCACCTTCTCCTTCGGTACCGCTAGCGTTCGGTTTGTTTAAAACCTCAACCGCAGGGACAAAACCAAGGGTATTAGGGCGTTTCTTGGCAGGACTTAAGATCGCGCCGGGCTCGAGATCGAAACTGAGTTCAGTGTCGGTCTCAACTTCAGTGATTTCTTCAGCAGTAATAGAAAGGCGGACGTAGCGCTTGTTCTGTCCGTAGCTATTACTAGGTAAACCTAAGTTTGCGTTCTTTACCTTATAGCTATAGATGATGATTACTTCTTCAACTTCACCGTTTAGGTCGTGGTAGACGCGATACTGGTTTTTATTGAAGAAATAAATCTGGTACTTGAGTTTCGGGTCAGGGCGAAAGTAAAAAAGCCCACAGCCGTCGATCAGGAAGTTGCGGATAATCGAAGGGAATCGAATATCCAGCCGGTTCAGCTTGATTACATCCTCTAGGAAACGCGTACGGCTCCTATAGGTGTCTTGCTCACAGTAGAAAGTGAGACCCTTCTTCATCATGAGAAGGGTCATCTGCTGTAAGTGGCTCAGCACAACCATCGTTGCCGATTGGTTGCTCCGATCCTGAGTGCGCGAAGCTTCCAGAATCTCGTTGAACCTTGTTCTGCTTTCAGTCGAGGCGGAAGGCATTCACTGCTGCGGGCTAAAAACCCGAAATAAGATTACTTAGAAGACTTCATCTCTTTGTGCTTACGGGCTTTATCCCGAGCACGGGTGCGCTTTTCAGAGTCGCCGCGAAGTTCCTCACCGCTAGGAGCTTTGGTTTCTTCCTGCTTTTCTTTAAAACGCGCTAAGACTTCAGCGGGCATTTTATCGGACATCGGGCAACAGATAATTCCTTACTCTTTCCAGTTTAACCAGTTCTTTCGGGAGATTTTCAACGGGATACGAAGTCAGCAAATGATCCTCCCGACCAAGCATGTCGGTATTGCCTTCTTCAGGCTCAAACTCATCACACAACTTCTGTACCTCAGGACGATCCCAGATGTAATACTCGGCAATCGACCTGAGCTTCAGCTTGCGCTTATCGGAGTCGCCCATCCAAGAGAAGTGCCAGCCCGCGTCGCGATCACCGAAATAACGGTTTGCTTGCGTGGCGCGCATAGAGGACAAAGTCCCAAAATCTTTTAGTTGCCCCACGGTGCTGACGACTCCACATCGCCAGTCAAAAAGCTCGCCTTCAGGCGAAACGAGCTGACGATCCGCACGACCATAGTGCATAGACATGCTTAATCGGACAACATTTTCCTTCTCTTCCTCAACGACCCTTAGGAGCTCCTGAAACTTATCTGGGTTAGCGATCTCGTCGCAGTCCGAACAGATAAAAACTGTGTCGTCAGGCATCATGTGTAGCCCGACTCCCAGAGCGTCGCGTTGACCACGCTCACGAATCCAAGGGTCAGGAGCTTCCTCGGCAGAAGGCAGCTCCACATGCAGAACCTGAATCTTCTCTTCGGGGAGACCAAGCTCTCTAATGGTCTCTAAGCACGTGAATTCTTTCTCCTCACCTCTATGCGTACGGTTAGCGTCCGTAATCAGAAAACCATCTACAGAGTCCTCAAGCGTACGAATCCGCAGTTCGAGGATCTCTCGCTCATTGAAGTAGGGGAAGCAATCTATGAGCACGCGAACCAGAAAACTCTGGCAGCATACTAACTCAGTTTTTAGAGTTTAAGTACTGGCTCACCCGGCGCTTAGCTCGCGCCAAAATATTCCCACTGTTGTCACCCATATCGTCAGGAGTACCGTTGGGTACACCGTCAGAATACTCAGTAGGAGGAATTGGCGCTTGAGGCGTCGGTTCGCCGATAAGGCTTGCCGCCTCCTCCTCTTGTGTATCCGCAAAAGCCTCATCTGAAAAGAGGTCTGATCGACGTTGCTGCTCAGATGCAGCAATCTGTTTGCGATACGCCTCCGAGAAATCAGTGGCGGCATTTAAATAAGGGTTCATCAGAAGAGAACGTTCGCTGAGGTGATCGTCCCACCACTAATCGCAGTGCAGGCCAGATTAACCAAGGACGGCGCCGTGGCCGTAAACTGCAAATACTGTCCCGGACTATCAGAAAGCTCTAGATAGACAGTGCTACTAGAGGAAGCATTCAGGTAAAGCCCTCGACAAGTGGGGAACCTAGCCTCGCCATCAGAAGGCTGCCAGGAAAGTCCGCTTCCGTAAGGGAGCACCGAAGTCTGTCCAAAGACAGAACCAAAAGCGCGAATATCCATAGTAAAAGAGCTCCAAACTAAGTTTAACTCTCCTCCTCAGAAATTTCGATTAATTTCTGCAGATACCACGCGCATTTCTTTAGGTCTTCGACACCATTTTTAAATTCAGTGCGCCAAAGGTATTTCAGGCAGGCTCCCCGACAGTAAGAACGTAAGCCCTCCTTACCTAAGGCAGACTCAAGCGCATCAATGCACTCAATAGAACCCTGCGTGTAGTGTGCAGGATGATCTACAGGATCACTAAACAACATAGGTTTGCTGGGTGAGAGGTCGTCGATCTCATTAAACAGGAATCTATCTTCCTCGAAGAGCATCAGGTAACAAAAATCTCAGAGATGTCTAGCAGATTGTCTGTTTTCGTGCTGAGCTCTTCGCTGTACTTCGTATCGAGATGCTCTAGAAGTCCGCAAGGAGCGATCTGCACAGTGCCGTTCGAGCTTACGAGCGGAACCACCCTGCGATGTTCCTGTCCCGAACGAAGGTTTTCAAAAATTGTCCCCATCGAGCTTCGATCGGCAATTGGCCAGCATCTGTGCTTAGTTAACTCGTAGCTCTCCACTGGATCAAAACTCTTTGAATTGACGTAGTCTTCTGCCATCTGCTGATCCAGAATCATCAGCCCGGCATAAGGATTACCTAAAGAGGCAAAACCTATAAATTCCGAAGACGGAGTTAAGTAAGTCTCGACTGTGTAAGGTCGATCACCCCAAACCGAAGGAGTCGGATTATTTAAGTTCCACCTACGGTAGTTATCAAACGGGACGTACTTTTCGTTAAACGACTCGAAACGGCAGAAACCTGGCTCGAGGTTTAAAGGTTTTAAGCGATCCTTCCAACTAAACCAATAGAAGAAATTCTCACTCGTCAGGAGCATGTCGTTCTCGCTATAGAGGTAGAAGTCATACGCCCTCGCTTCCACGGCTAACTTCAAGAGCTCCTTATGACTCCAAGTGAGCGAGAATCCTTTGTATTCCTCGGGAGCAATAACAACGTCAATAACTAATCTCTTTATATTACTAAGTATTAAGTTAAGTAAAGTGTCTTTGTCCTCTCTGTGCTCATAGTCAATAAATATAAACACCTCTTTAGTTCCAGGCAGCTCCTCGTAGCCACGAAGAACCTCGAGCAGGGGGTCAAACCGAGCCAGAGGGTTGTGCGCCGTGATGGCGATAAAATACTTGGAGGAGTATAAAGAAGCGTTAGAACAAGTCATTATCAATACTCCATTTCGAAGTTACCTCGCCGCTGTAGGTAGGTAACCACCCAGGTGTAAGCATCGAGAAGGTCGTCGTGAGAGGTTGC